AGGGAATGAATACCTACCTTAATACAATCATATAGGTAGGCGATGGGTCGGGCTTTATGTGTGTCCCGACCCGAGCCGACTAATCGGGGAATTTACCTGTAAATACCCACATCATCAAACCCATTAAAAGAATAGCTCCACAAAAAGCTCCAACAACAGTCAGTATAAATGCTAACAGTTCCAACATTAGCCCTCCTCCACTTCGTTAAGTCTATCCCATTCTTCCCAAGCTTCCTCATATAATGCTTCTTGGTCTGCTAATGGTCCTCGAACATTTTCTATTTCTTCCATGATTTGCTCGATTTCTTTTTGTCTTTTTATCTCCCATTGCTCATCAGAAGATATTCTAGCTTTCATGTCAGCTGAGATTATGCTGTTGATTTCGTCTTGGATATTGATTAAAGCGTTTTTCTCTAACTCTACTTTTTCTTTGATATTCATTTTACTCTCCATTGATTTAAGTTAATTAATAATACCATATAATAAGATGTTGTCAAAATGACCTAATGCTTATGCGTTAATTCATAACGCATAAAAAAACATCGGGTCAGGATTTTACATGTGTCCCGACCCGATGCCCGACCAAGCTGCTACATTGCTTGTGATTCACTTTCGACCAAACTCTTAGGTAAGCCAAGGTATTCATACTCCCGAGCTAACCAATCTTTCCATAGCCCTAACTGGTATTCATAATTTTCCTCATAACTTTCTATTTCTTCAGCTTCTTCTAAGTTATCTTCCACTCGACAACGAGCCACATATAATTCATGTTCTAGCCATACAAAGTCACCACGTCCATCATACTCATTATCCTCACCTGAATGCTCGGTGTTTAATCTCCAAGAGGGGCGATAATTACCATCAGAATCTTTTATTATATAGTTAAGATACCAAACAAGATCAAGAAAATTAAAATCATCGTGAGATAAAATAGTTACATGTTTACCCCTCGTGTAATTATCATATTTGATACAATCTTTTTCAGTATAAATAAATCTTGGGTCTTTTTTTACTTTTGAAAGAACTGCTTTATATTTCTTAAAATCTTCTTTTACGTCAGGCAATTCTTTTTGAGCGTCGAGTAAATCTTGTTTTGCTTTTTTAATTTTCATCTCAAGATGCTTAACTCTATTTTCTTTTTTATGAAATTCTTCAAAAATATGTTTGATAGAATTATGTATATTGTTGTCAACGTGTTTTAATTTAACCATTTGATTAGTCGGGAGGCTTTCGCCTCCCGCTCCCTTTTATTTTTTGGTCTTGAAAGGTTTATTAAGTTCCTTCCATCTTTTTATTTGTTTTTTGTCGCCGGATCCAATCACATCAGCATTAATGCTTTCGTGAGCTTCGTTCTTGAAAGCAGCAACGTATTGTATTGCCTTAGCTCTTTTCTTGTCTTCTTCGCTAAAGAAATCGAAGTGATCAAGCTCTTCCATGATCGCATAAACGGCAATCATTTCCATAAAAGCTTTTTTGTTAGGCGTTACGTTTCTGACAAAAATTTCTCTGTAGCCTGTGTCACAGAATGCATAACCTTTGTGCATCGCCGCAACGCCTTCGTCTATAGAGTGAACTCTTGTGCTTGGTAGGCCACAATTTCTTTCTAAATAATTTCTATAAATTTGACCCATTATGAAACCCTCCCAGTAGGAAGAGTGGATGAAGAAAAGCGGCCCGCTATCGCTAGGTCGTTTTTCAGATTATGTAATAAATTAACCATGTATACACAGTACCATATTGTTCCATATTGTCAAATAATAAATAGATAATCGCACTCCTGATCTAAACAATGGAGTGTAAAAAAACCAGGAGTGCTACGGGCCGACCCGACGGGCCGACCCGATTGAGTTAGTCTAACAGCACCATGTAAGCATCCGGCTCATGCTTTATAAACCAATCTAAACCCTTGCGTACGTTGTCCCAGTTAGTGTTCTTTACTAACTGCTCTCCCATGATTACATCATAAACAGCTACTGCGTCCGGTGGAATTGTTATTGATTCTCCACTAAACCTGTTACTTACTTCTACAGGTCCTTCGTCATACACTGCACACTTAAACGGTAGTTTTCTTTCTTTAGTCATTTAGTCCTCCTCTGGTGCATCTTGAATATATAGTAACTCACAAATTGTGTCATAAGCTTCTTTACCACTTGATGACATTCGATCATATTCAAAATCTAAATCAGCAATTAAATTTATTACTTGTTGTGATACTTTCCAACCATTAGGTAAAGTAGCCATCGTTTCTTTAGTAGTTTGTTCAGTCATTTAATCCTCCATAATTAAAATCTATTATTTCTTCTAAATTCCATGGTTTAAAGTCACTGTTAATTGATAAAAATTCTGTAAAATCAGCTTTGTTAAGTATACCATTAGAGGCATTTTGCTTTTTTACTATTTTTCTCGCCAACTCTAAATCGGGGCCGTAAGTTTTAGGAAGATACAAAATATCAAACACATTCGTACCGTCACTAACCCAATACCCTTCATCATCCCTGGAAGCTGAACATATAATATATCGTCCACCTTTATCTTTATGATTTGGAACGATAAACGTCGCCGTATGAAAACCTTCGAAAAGGTTTATTACACTTTCTTCTTTTTCTAAAACTTGATTCATTTACTCTCTCCATTATTAATAAGTATATAATATCCCATACAATTTTATATAAGTCAACTAGTTCCTAGTAGTAAGTGTATTTCATCTCCAAGAGCTACTTGGATGGGACTCCTTTTGTCTCTCTGGAACTTGTCCCCTTGCTTTCGTTCCGCTTACTACTAGGTATCCTAGCTAGGATAATTCTTAATCAATCAGAAGCCTTACTTCTTTGCTCATTAACTGAAAAACTTTTTCATCTAAGTCTTCTCTAGTTTCTGCGTCAATGCCTGCAAGAACAATAGCTTTTTCTAGCTTCTGTTTAATGTCATGAGACTGGTCAAAGTTAATGCGAGTATTGTACATATACTTTTGCTTATGTTTATTCCAGTCATGGTCTCTAGTTAAAACTATACTTCCATAGCTTCCTTCAATTAAAACTGTGTTTTCAGAAATATAATTTAACAAGTTATTTTTTAAAACTGTTGCTTTAAGTTCAGCTTTGTCAGCAATTCTTTCTAATCTTTTAGCTTCAAGAAGAATTTTATTAATACTTCCATCCTTGTCAGCTTTAGAAATAAGATTATTTTTTTCTTTTTGCATTACAGCTTCCGCATAAGTTTCTCTTTCGATTTTATTTAGTTTCTTCATTTATTTACTCCATTAGTTATAAAGATATAATATCCCATACAATTGTATATAAGTCAAGCAGGGTTTTTAATTAGTGTGTTATTTATTAGCTCTATCCTAGACCTAATAAAAAAAATGGGACCCGACCCGATTTATAGGCGTGTCCCGACTGGGGGAGGATTTCTCCTCCCCCTGGGAAATTAATCCATAAGAAGATTTATTGAATCTAAAGCAGCTCCAATATCGCCAGTCAGGATCTGTAATTCTTCCTGCATATCTAAAATTTTAGATTTTAATTCTTCGTTCTCTTCCTGAAAAATTGAAAGATTGACGGCCAAAACAGCTTTATTGATGTCCAGGCCTTCATATTCTGTAATTCTTTCTTCCAGTAATCTTAGGACTTCTTGTTTTGCTTCTTTGCTTATTTCTTGTTTAGTCATTTATTTTCTCCATTTGTTTAAGTTAACTATATAATACCATATAATGGGATATTGTCAAATGGGATTTTTCCCGGCGGCCGGGGATATGTGTATATATACCGCAACCAGTAATTATATTTATAGGCGTGTCCCGACTTAATACACGTGTCCCGACTTAATGTTTCATAATTGCAATTGATCGCTTGTTTATTTGTGACCCGCTGCAAAGTTTGCACAATTCGCAAACAGTTTTTTGTCCCGCTTCTTTGGACGCTGGGCAAAGAATCTCTTTACCTTTAACGGGCTGTTGTTTTACATCCATGACTCTAAATGTACGCTCGCCACGTGACCAGGCAAGGCGTGCCTCATCCTCAGAATCTACGCTAGTCATTGTTATATCTGTGTAAGAATCTTTTATGTTATTTTGATGACTGTAACCAGTATGACCCGTAGCATTGGTTAGTAATAGATCCCAAACTTGACGAGGCACGGCGGCAGGGTCGCCGTAAGTACCTAGACGAACAGGACGATTAGATCCTATGTCGATGATATCTTGATCGCTTGCAATTGGATAATTGCCTTTATGAAAACTTTTGTAAACTATCAACGGGCCTTGATCAATTCTTACATAACAATTGCGATTTTCTGCAACAGATCTTTTGGGATCATTGGACGGCGTGCCTCGATGCGGACAATCGCCACAAATACCAAAGTCTTGACCGGTTTTATTTGCTACACGTGGATCTATATCTCGTGTTAAGATATAAGTTTGTAGCATATCGCCGGTTTTAGTATTGGGTGAATATTTATTGCCATTAATAGCAACCGCAATAATTGGGGTTTTGTTGTCTAAAAGTGATAAACCGTTATATATAATTTTTCCAGGCATGTTTTTTTTCTCCATTCGTTACCATGTTATAGCATGGGATATTATGGAAGTCAAATAAGGTATATAGGACACATACATACACCTGGTTCTATTACCTGAACCATTACCATTTATACACATGTCCCGACACCCGACCCGATTTTACACGCCCGACCCGACTAATACGTGCGTCCCGACTCACTATGCCCCCTATTGGATTATACCAGATAGTTCCATAATGTAAACCCACCACATATAGTGTTAAAAACAAAATCCAGGGGCACAATATGTAGTAGGTTCTAGTTCGTAGAACCTAAACCGAACCCCGATGTAACAGCTGTTTCATTTTTGACTGAATTGTTTCACCAGAAAAATCAGAACCCGCCCTCTTGTAGGGGGGTGTGGTTTATTACGTGATCCCGACTATAAAATTATCTTTTATTATCTTGATATCTATAAAACTATATGGTAGAACAAGGTATAAACATGGAGAATAATATGGATACTATATTTAAAGAACTACGCTTTATGGGAAACGAAGACCTTATGTTTAATATTTTAGATATGCAGAAAAAACATATTCAAGATATGCCCTATGGCGATAAAAGAGATGTGCTGTGGCGTAAATTTCTATCTAACGTAGATTATGTTGAAATGAAGTTTGAAGCCGAATTGTACTCATTAATAGAAGATGAACTAGATGGAGGAGTTTCTAATGACTATAAAGATTATGCAAACAGAAAATACTTATAAGAAAATATGGGAGTCTTCAACAAGTGTTGAAGATTTTTTAAGCAAAATTGGTGAGCCATCAGACACTGTTGTAATTCTTGAAGAGAAAGGAATTATTGATGTCTATAACGACAGCAATGGGTATATTTATGTTGATTTAAACGAGGGAGAAGAATAATGAAGCAATTTATGGAGTACATACATCCCGATCTAAAGCTTAGAATGTCGCTATACAATTTCTATCTAAAAAAATTTGCTAACATCAAAAACAAACATGATGTAGCCCGATATTGTTCTAAGTACGATTTTGATAAAGTAATAACAGCAAGGAGGAAAAAAAATGGCTAATTTAGGCAGTGCAGAAATTAAAATAGAATTAACAGACAATAGGATAACTGTATATCATGGAGAATGTAATTCTATTTTAGAAACTTTCAAAGCTAAAGAAGGTGATTGGGATAAAATTTGGGAAACAATTAAAAGTTTAAAGGGAGAAGAATAATGACTAAAAAATTAACAGTTGAAGAATTAGAAGATAGATTATGTGATGTGGAGAGTAGATATTACAATGGTTACAGTCAAACTGAATATTGGTGGAGAGTGAGTGGTAATGTTGAGCCTAGAGATAGAAGATTGTGGACAAGATATATTAAATTATTAAATAAAAGAAAAATGGAGAAGAATAATGAAATTAGATAAATTAAAATTAACAATCGAAGAAGTGTTCGAGATTATCAATATAATTGAGCCTTACATTCAAATTGATATTAAAGAAAATAATGAAATAGATAAAGATTTATTAAGTGCATATAACAAATTAAATGAGGTTGAGTATGAACAAGCTAAACCTAATTACGATTATGAAATTCCAGAATTTGTAGGAATTGTAAAAGGAAAAAAATAATGGATAAAAAATTAGAAAAATTATTTGATGATTATGAAGGAAATTTATTAAATTACTTTTCTGGACTAACACCCGAACAATCAAAAGAGTTTAATAAAAAACAAAAAAAATGGAGGAAAAAATGACGAATTGGGAAATCTTTCAGCTCGTAATGGGGGTAACTGTTTTGGTTATCCTCTTATCAATTGGTAATTAATTTACCCGACCCATCAATCTCAATACCCGATTGATTCTTTGCCTTGTTCTGAAGCTTTTGGAGTTCCTCTAAGACCTCTTCTTTAGACAAGGCATCTACCCGACCATGTAACACCGCTTTCTTTTCTACTAACAAGCCGACAGCTTTCATGCGTAACTCTTCAGCTTTAATTGCCGGGCCCCAACTTCCATCTAACACAGCTGCATCCCGAATTGATTTAAGATCCCGAAGTGATCTATCTAAAGTAACATGATTACGATGTTGAGCTTCGTACCTCAGCTCCTCTATCCCGATTACAATACTTTTGTTTTTCATATTTCTATGAGCCTGAACACCGGGGTTGCTGTAACCCGCTTTTCTAGCAGCCTCAGTTTGTGACATGTCATGATAAACTACATTCTCAACAAACTTCTGTTGCTGTTGTGTTAAACTTACAGATAGGCCCGATGTATTTTCTTCCACATCTTCTATCTCGATTATTTCTATTTTTTCTTCCATCTGTTCCAGTCTCCTCCGGTAAGGTTTAGTAGGTGGTGGGGCGTTAGCCCACCCCTACCTATATATATTATATAGGCAAGCTGGACAAGCTGAACATTTCCTTATAATTCAATAACTTAAAGTACTAGCTCACCTAAAATAACCCAAATGAGCTACCTGGACAAGCACTTTTTATTATCTATATAAAACAATAGGTTACAAAGAGAGGTGCTAGCCCATAGCTCACCCACCCCCCTGAGCTAGTGGGCTAGTGGTCAAGCACTTTCATAATAAAATAAAATACTTTACTGATTATATTATACCATGTTATACATTGATTTGGTAAAGAGAGGAGAGAAGGAATGCCTGATTATAATATCCGATTAACAGTAAAAACAAGCATAGAAAAATATGTTACCGCTGACTCATTAGAGGAAGCAGAGGATTTATTGTGGAAAGATTTAATTGATATGGATCCGCAGCATGGTCATTACATTTTAATTAATGGTTCTAAAACATATGATTTTTTAAATAAAGAAGAAGTTAATGGAGGTGAAGATGGGGAAAAGAACAATGCCCGGTAAAACAAGAAAGAGTAAAGGTAAGAAAGTATCACATAGGCCCGTTAGAGCACAAAATGTATATTTCGATGAAGACACACGAACCTGGTACAAAAGACCAGAACTAAAACAAGGAGAAGCATAATGCCTAAAACATACATCCATGTGAATATGCATAAAATTAGAGCTAATAAAAAACATGGAACAAACGAACCTGTGCTTACCGTTAAGCAAGGTAGAAAAAATACTTACGGTCATAGTGTTGAGATATTAGGACCAAGTAAAGTAATTTATGGCGGCAATGACAAACCTTTACTTCCTTGTGGAGCAAGGGTAGTTATTGAAACCGAAGCAGAAACAATAATAAAAGGAGAGGCATAATGGTTAGAGTATTAGATTTAAAACCAGACCCCAATGATAGAGTATTTGCTGTACTCGTTACACTTAAAAAGGACGACGGAGAAATATATAAAAAATTATATGGCCCGTTCTTTGACGATGGTACGTCGGATAGTTTTGTAAAAGAAGAGGTTGAATGGCATCCTAAATTTGGAAAAGAGATAATAAGCCATGAAATATTATTAGTACATCCAACATATGAAGTAAAAACAACTATTCAAAGAGAGGGAAAATGATATAATGAAAATTATGAATGATGAACATAAACAAGAATGGCAAATACTTTCTTATGAAGGAACAGAGGAAGAAGCGATCGAAGCCTTCGCTGAGTCTTTAGGAAACTTAACAAGCCATGTGCAACAAGAATTAAAAAGAGGTGTCTTTGACGAAGAAAAAGTCGGCACTCTGATGAAGTTGCTTTCCGTCGTCGTGCGAGAGTACGATTTTATTACACATAAAAACACAACAATACACTAATGGTTTCCATAAATATAACGATTCAAGGGGTTTCACCTCTTATGTGCAATCGATTTACAGATGAGGCAGCACGAGCAGCAACGTCTGGAGTTAGTTCAAACAATCAAGGAGAACCATTAACAGAACACGAACAGTGTGAAAAGAAATTATACATGCATAAAAAGAAACCATGCATACCTCAACCCAATTTAACATCTTCAATAATGGAAGGCGGACGTTTTCATAAAATAAAAAATAGATCCGTAACCACGCAACAGAAATCTATGATACCAGCTTGCGTAAATATTATTGACACTATGATCCCAATAAAAAGTAAAAAAGGATGGACTGTTGATAGTCGTCCCGTTCGAGTTCCCGCAACAGGAGGTCGCATACTTGCATTTAGGCCTATCTTTTTTGATTGGGAATTAGATTTTAATTTAGAGTTAGATACAGAAATAATATCATTACCATTACTTAGACAAATTGTTGACGACGCAGGAAAAAGAGTTGGATTGGGAGACTATCGTCCGGACAAGAAGGGTCCGTATGGCAAATATGTGGTAACAAAATGGCAAGTAAAAAGAAAAAAGGGTTCACAGAACCAAAAATAATAGAAATAGTACAACGCAAATTAGATAATAAGTTTGCTGTCTGGGCTAAATTAAGACTTAGAGATTTTGAATCTTGGGGTTGGTATAGTGGTAGATGGGTTTGTGTTGGTGTTGCAAAAACAAAGTCCCTGGCCCGTAAAAAAGCTGAGGAGTTTGATTGGGACACATTAAAAATTAAGTAGTTAGTGCTTAATCATGGCTGGGTTAGGCGGTGCCCTGCAATGTACGGCATGGCCACGCATTGCGTAGCACAGCACAGCACTGCTTTGCTTTGCAAGGAGATTAAAATGAAAGAAGAACCAAGAATATTTGTATCTGTTAATATGGATTACATGCTCATCACAATTGACGGAGTACCGTACAAGAAAAAATTGACAGATGACTTTCTTGTTTTTATTAACCAACAAGTAGCAGAATCAATGAGGGAGAGAAATCGTGTTAATGCTAAGAATAATATTTAACTTAGGTGTATTAGTTGTTTTTGTATCTTTAGTTTCGTCGTTAGTGGGCTGCACAAGTGTAGATCCAACGCCCTGCGTCCCAATGCATATTGGAGTAGGTTATGATGACGATGGAATGTTAAGAACAATTCAAGTAGAAGAAATGGGTTGTCCCAGAATAGATAATTATAAAAATTTTTAGGAGAAATAAATGAGAAAAAACGAATGGACAGAAGAGCGTATTGAAAAATTAAGGGAGTTAAGAGAGAAAGGTAGAACACCTCAACAAATTGCTTCTTTCTTTGGCGACGTTACAAGAAACGCTGTTATAGGAAAGATCCATAGGCTAGGATTATCAGGACCTGGAGTTGGGAAACCCAAGCCTGTAACCATGCCTACTTATTCCTTTATGAAAAAATAATCAATATCTATTGACGAACAGTGGCAATCATACTACATATGGGATTGCTCCCACGATTATGTATCCCAATATAATTGTGGTTCCTTCGTTACGAGGGCCGGTACATCCTTTTCATGATTAACAATAACCGGCCCTCACTTTTTACTTGATTATCCCACAAATATGTATATACATAGTAACCATTGGTAAATTACTAAGGAGAAACACATGCCAGACATTCAAAAATATAAGAGTATTGCTCTTAATCACGATTCATACGAAAAGCTTGCAGCCATAGCTGACAAAAACAATAGAGCTAAAGGTAGAGAGCTTGCAGGTATGATTGATAAAAGACATAAAGAAGTTATTCAATCCAAAAATTGGGACGAATGAGCGACGACAAGCAAGATAATGAGTTAGCTTGGAAAACAAGAATACATTATGACGACATGATTGATCGAGGTTTTACACCTGGTCAAACAACTATCATGACAATCATGATTTCAATTAGTCAATATATTGCAGAAAGAGGCGTGGGATCCGGAATATCATTAATAACGGCGTGCCTCAATGCAATCATGTCTGGTGATGAAATAGATATAACTAAAATAAAAGGATATCAGGATACCTTTGAAGAAGACTTAGATGTTCATTTTGAACCAGACGGTGATTGGCTAGACGACGATGAAGAATCTGAAACGGACAACGTTATTCACATAGACTTTAATGACAAAGACTAATCCTCAATTACATAAGGGACCTCTGAATTAGCTAGACCACGACGACGACTAAAGAAAAGTAAATTTTGTTTTTCTTCTGTTAGTGTATTGGTAAAGATAATTAGTACGTTTATAATTAGCGTGACGTAAAGTAATCGCCACTCTGATTTTTTGGTTCGCATAATGATTTGTGAGAATCATCAAAGTTCACAAGCACCCCTCGGTGTTTAAGAGACTTACTCGTCGGGTAAGCGATCCCTTTACTCTCGAAAACTTTGGCAAGTTTTTTAATAGTCGAATACTTGACATCGGCCCCATTCTCCGCCCTCGAAATTGTTGACGGCGATACTCCAGATAGGACACATAACTCCCGTGTGGATAACCTTAAAATATTTCGTGAAAATTTTAGTTGACGTGCGGTTATCATTATAGTATAAACTCCCATATGTTGTTTCACAAACGAGACAACTTTAGCGTTTAGATAATATAAAGTAAATAGAGAAAACATAGCGAGGATAGAATGAAGATAAAAACATTAGCGGAAAAAGTTGTGAGTAAATGGCACGATAAAGATGTCGATGACATTGCAAACGACACAAAAGAATTAAAAGAGCTGCATGAAGATTTGGTTCTTTTAAAAGGTGTTGCTGATTCCCTCCGAACATTAGAGAAGAAAGTATGCGAGCGAAGATATTCGCAGCGTGTTGAATCTCGATTGCAAGGAGAAAACAAAGACACCGGAACTGTAACCTTTCAGGAAGAAGAATTATCTGTAAAGGCAACAGTAAGAAAAGCAGTAACGTGGGATACGAATACATTGTGGGAAGCACTGAACAAAGTTGAAGAAGACTTTGGATCAGAAGTCGCAAAAAACATTTCTGACATTACTGTCAAGGTCTCAGAGAATAAGTACAAGGATGCAGATCCTCGTATACAACTTATTCTTGAGGAATCTCGAACAGTTGAGGCTAAAGGTCCTGATTATTATATCAGTGTCGAGGAGAAGCCTCATGACTGAAAAAGATATGGAAAACATATTAGAAGCGTTAGGGGAGGCATCTTTTGCAGGACTGTTTAAGTTTGTCAAAGAGTACAAAATGAAAAAGATCATTGAAGTTGCTCATGTATTTGACAAAGATAAATTTAATCCTGGTACTGACCTCCCCACTGTTCGGATTACTATTGAGCCCGTTCAAGATAATAAAATAAACAAAGACTACGAAGACTTTAAAAGAAAACAATTAAATTAGAGAGGAACTACAATGAAGATAATAAATGCGTCGGAACGACTAAAAGAAACTAAAGGAGCAAAGATTGTCATAGCAGGTGAAAGTGGTGTTGGTAAAACAAGTCTTTTATTTACACTACCAGCTGAAGAGACATTATTTATGGACTTAGAGGCAGGTGACATTGCACTAAGCGAGTGGGGTGGTGACACTATACGACCAGAGACATGGGAAGAAGCTAGAAACTTCGCCTGTTACTTTGGTGGCCCTAACGCAAGTTTAAGCCCTGATATGCCATACTCACAAGCACACTATGATCACCTTGTAAAGGAATGGGGTGACCCAGCTAGTATCCATGCAAAGTATAAAACTTTGTTTGTTGATTCTATAACAGTAGCAGGTCGATTAAGTTTTAGATGGTGTAAGCAGCAAGATGAAGTGCTCACTGATAAGACTAAGAAAATCAACATGCTTGCAGTTTATGGATTGCACGGCAGAGAAATGCTTGATTGGTTAACACAATTACAACATGTCAGAGATAAGAATGTTGTGTTGGTTGGCATCTTAGATGAAAACACCGATGAGTTTAATCAGAAGATATTTAAAATCCAGGTAGAAGGATCCAAAGTTGGTAACGAACTACCCGGAATTGTTGATGAACTTATTACAATGAGAATCAATCGTGATGAGACAGGTAACTCATGGCGTGAATTTGTATGTCTTACAGATAACCCTGAAGGGTTTCCTGCCAAAGATAGAAGCGGAAAATTAAACACTGTTGAAGAACCGCACTTAGGTAAGTTGCTTGCTAAGTTAGTAGCACCTAAAACAAAAACTACAGCAGAAATACTTAAACACGATATACCAAACGTACAAATATTAACAAATAGCAAGGAGACAACATAATGTTAAATTTTAATGAAGCAGACGAACAATACGCAGGAACAGGATCAACAGACTTTTCACCAATGCCAGAAGGTACAATTGTAGATGTACTTCTAACAATTAGACCAGGCGGTGCAGGTGATGGTGGTCTTTTAAAACAATCTCAGAGATCTGATGCCCAATATTTAGATTGTGAATTTACCGTAATAAACGGAGAGTTTGCGAAACGTAAATTTTGGACAAACCTTACAGTCATGGGCGGTAGCTTAGACGATAACGGTAGAAGTAAAGCCGGTAATATCTCAATGAGAACAATTCGTGCAATGCTTGAGTCTTGTTATAATATTGAGCCAAGGGATATGAGTGAAGAAGCTAAGGCCGTAAGAGTACTTTCTTCTTATGGTGATCTCAACAATCTTATTTTTAAGACAAGCGTTGGTACTGAAGAGTACAACGAGAAAGTAAGCAACAAGCTTGACCGAATAATAGTTCCGGGCATGCCTGAATACAAACAACCATTAGGTCCAGACGGTTTAATTAGAAGCCCCAAACCTTCTAGTGCCCCTGTACAAGCCACTGCCACTGCAACCCCCGTTGCGGCAACTGGTGCTGTAGCTGAAGCTCCGCAAGCTCCTGCCAACAGTTCAGGGAAACCATCATGGGCGTAAAGACAGTAGGTATTTTATCATTTCACCTACCCAAATAAGGCTTGTGGGAGAGCCTTGCTGTCTAAATCTCCCACAAAAATTTAGGAGTGTTCTTTGTTGTATTGTTGGAAACCATTATCAAAAGAACAATCAAACATAATAAAGAAATTAGGGAAGAGGAGAATTTGTGGATTATGTAATCATGTCGGGGCCAATCCTTTTATTTATAGTTATAATCCGATTGGTGGAGATAATATTTTAAATTACTTTGGGTGCATGCAAGCACTTGATTTTATTAACAAACAGACTGAAAAGGGAACTAAGATGTATACAGGAACAGAACCAGAAACAAAAGCCGTACAAGATACTATAAAAGATATCGTACCAACTTTTGAAGCTATAGGTTGGGAAACCAAGATAGCTGAAATATCACCAGACCAAATATTTGATTTAGTAACAACACTTTTAGTTGCTTATAAAAAAAGATTGCATGAAAGAATAGTAGAAGACGTAAGACAAACATCTGCTGCAAATTATGGAACAGAAGATTTTAAAGGAACTTTAAAGGAAGAACCACCAAAAAATAAGAAATATACAGAAGAGGAGCTCTGGGACGACCCCATTCCTTTTTAGTATGATAGATCTTAATCCACCTATAAATAATGGAGATGTCAGTGATGTGGTTTTACCACATATTGATAAAGCTCTTGTTCTTGAGAACCAAAAAGAACTTAAACGAACCTATCTTGGAGCTTCGTCTCTTGGAGAATCATGTAAACGAAAACTACAGTATCGTTACATGCAAACTCCGCCAGACGAAGGCAAAGACTTTAATGGAAGAACATTAAGAATATTTCAGGTTGGTCACAACTTTGAAGACTTAGCCATTGCATGGTTAATAAAAGCTAAATTTAATTTACTTACACAAGACAAGCAAGGTCGTCAGTTTGGCTTTGACACAGCAGACGGAGAAATTAAAGGCCATGTTGATGGTATCATTACAGATGGTCCTGTTGATTGGTCGTATCCATTTTTATGGGAATGTAAATCAGCTAACGATAAGAAATGGAATGAATTTAAAAAGAAAGGAACTAAAGAAACTAACCAAGTGTATTACGCACAGGTAGTATTGTATCAGACTTATATGGGTTTAATGGATAATCCAGCATTGTTTACAGTTGTAAATAAAAACACGCAAGAGATATATTTTGAAAAAATACCTTTTGATGCTAAAGTTGCCCAAAGGGTGTCGGACGCAGCGGTTTATATTTTAAAAGCAACAAGCAATAATGAGATGATGCCGAGGGTAGCAGCAAAAGCTGATAGCTTTTTATGTAGATTTTGTGAATTTAAGAGTAGATGTTGGGATATAAAAAATGATAAAGAACAACAATCTGGACTTCAACCAAGCTGGAAATGATATTCCATCGCAATTTGATGTAACAGATTTTAAAACGAGAGCAAAGGGATCACTTAAAAGTATATTTGGATACATGTTTCCAAACGGACGTATTAGAGGTAACGAATTTGTTATAGGAAACTTAGATGGATCTCCAGGAGACTCATGCTCTTTTAATTTAGATAAAGACGGACTAGGTAGTGAGTTTAACGGCGGTAATTCATTCAGTGATTTTATTGATGTATGGTCTTACTCTCAAAATATTTCATTTCAAGACTCTGTAAAAGAAATATCAGAAAGATTTGGTATACCATTACAGCATACTTATGTGGCTCCTGCGGAGCCGGTATATAAACCAGAACCCAAGCAAGAAAAAGTTATAGAACACAAGTACCTTGATAGGGATAATAACTTATTATGTAGTGTACTTCGTATTGAGTATGACAACGGAGACAAAACTTTTAGACCCAGGCTAACAACAGGCGAGTACAAAATGCCAACTGTTAGACCTCTGTACAACATTCCAAAGATAGTAAACGAAGACACTGTAGTCTTTGTAGAAGGAGAGAAGTGTGTAGACGCACTAACATCGAAGAACATTCCATCAGCGAGTGCGATGGGTGGTTCAAACACCTCCATGGAGAAAACGGATTGGAGCGTCTTGGAGGGCAAGAATTTAATTATATGGCCAGACAATGACGAAGCGGGAAAGAAGTACGCTACGAAGCTCTCTCACTTTCTAAACAACAAATGTGCATCAATTAAAGTCGTTGATATTCCAGACCAAAAACCAAGAGGTTGGGATGTCGCTGATGCAATAGAAGAAAATTTTGACATTAACGAGGTATTAAACACTGAGGGCACAGCTCCTATTAATTTGTTAAATAACTCTTTATCTGTTAAAAATTTAGTTCAAGGCAAAGCCCCAGCTTATGAATATTTGTTGGAGTCTACTTTACCTAAAGGAGTTGCAGGTATACTTGCTGCTTCTGGTGACACAGGTAAAGGAATTTTGACTCTCGACTTGGGCATGAAGATAGCATACGGCAATGTCGGAATTGACAAAGCTTTTGATGCTACATTACTTGATAACGGCAATGTCGTTATCTTAACAGCAGAGGATGAAAAAGATGAAATACATAGACGTATTGAAAAGTTGGATAAAAACGGGCATAGATTTAGGGAAACAGGGTGTGACTTACACATTATCCCTTTCCCGGACCACGGCGGCGTGGTACCTATCGTTGCAATCCAAAATGGTCGACCTGTTATTACGGATGAGTGGAAACAGATTGAACGACAAATCATGCAAATGGATAATTTGGCTCTCGTTGTCATTGATCCTCTTGCTAGTTTTATTCTAGCAGACATCAATGCAGACCCATCTCACGGTGCTTTTGTAACAGGATACTTTGCAAGCTTAGCGACAAGAACAAACGCTACGTTTCTGATGGTCCATCATATGACTAAGATAGACATCAAGTATCCTGTTCGCACCCCAGAACACGCTCGTAATTTAATTAGAGGTACATCAGCTCTTGTAGACGGCAGTCGTTTTGCCATGGCTTTATGGCCCGCTCCTGAGTCTGAGGCTAAGACAGTGTGTGTTAAAGTAGAAGAAACATTTAAAAGAAATAAAGTTATATACGGAGCCGTTGTTAAATCAAATGGTCCTGTTAACCGAGAGGTTAGAATATTTGTTCGTAACGACGAGTCGGGATTACTAGAAGGTACATCACAAGATATATCTGTAGTAGACGAAGAGGATAAAGTAGTAAGACTACGCAGTGTTATCTACGTTATAAGAGAAGCTGCAAGAAATGGCAATCCGTTTACAGTTACAGGAGAAGATGGTTTTGTAGCTCGTGAAGGAGAGCTTCCTCCAGAGTTAAAGAACGTATCCCAAAGTACATTTAGAAGATATGTATCAGAACTTATTGACGACAGAAAAATAGTTCGTGCAAGACTTAAAGAAAACACAGGTCAAGCTAAATACTTAGATGTACCTGATGGACCATTTGCTCATGGCTTTGGAGAGTTAAAAGTAGGTAAGGTTACCTAGCTAGAGGGTTGTCATTATTGCCAACGCTATCTACTCGGCTTTCTGTTCTATCTAATCTTTTTTCAAGACTATCTACTTTAGTACTTAATGTAGCAATAGACTCCTGTAAGGGTGCAATGTTTACAGACTTAACTTTCTTTTTTTCTATATTATCAAGTCGTAAATTAAACTGTCCCCACGTGTAGAAGCCCCCGCCGATGGCGGTTATAATACCCACTATGGTTATGTACTGTTGTAATTTTCCCATTATATTTTTCATATTATTCTCCTTAATTTACCAATGTCTAAAAACACCTGCTATTATAAAAAAACAAGTAAGCCATCCTAAGACTCTATCTGTTTTTAATATAAATCTTTTTATTATATACATTATTTCTTACCTACATATAAACCAAACCAGGCTGCACCCGCACCTACAATTACTGATACAAAAGCTGATTGAGCATTAGTAGGATCTGGTAACGTCATAAACCA